TCTATAACATTTCCCAGGATGAGGCTTATACAAAGCTGAAATCGGTTTTTACAGGCGAAACTGAGTCTCTGAAGGATCTGGGTGTGGTCATGACTCAGAGTGCTTTGGACGCATATGCCCTGGCAAATGGATATGGAAAAGTAATCCGGAACATGACCGAAGCAGAGAAAGTTGCTTTACGGTATGCTTTTGTACAGGATCAGTTATCTGCTGCATCTGGTGATTTTATATGGACATCTGATAGCTGGGCCAATCAGATCCGTGTATTAAAACTGCAGTTTGACAGCCTGAAAGCAACACTTGGGCAGGGATTCATAAATCTGCTCACTCCGATTGTGAAGGTGATCAATACTATTATTGGAAAGCTGATGAGCCTTGCCAATGCATTTAGGGCATTTACAGAGCTGATCACCGGTAAAAAAGGATCTGGAGGAAGCGCATCTGTTGCAGCATCTGGGATGAATACTGTAGCTGATGCGGCGGGAGCAGCTGGAACCGCTATGGGAGCAGCTGGCAATGCTGCGAAAAAAGCGGCCAAGGATATAAAAACAACTACAACCGGCATTGACGAACTGAACATCCTGAATCTGGATAATGAAGAGGATGAGGGGGCGGGGAGTTCTGGTGGATATTCCGTTGACGATTTTGATATGGGAGAAGTTGATACTTCGGCTGTGGATGAACTGGACGGTAAATACCAGAAACTGATAGATAGGCTCAAAGAGCTTAAGAACTTGTTTGTCGAAGGCTTCAAGGCGGGACTCGGTGATGTGACGCTGGAACCGTTGAAAGAGGCGGCAGCAGGTATAAGAGATAGCCTGCGGGAAATCTTTACGGATCCGGGCGTTGTAAATGCATTCCAGAACTGGCTTGACACTATGGCATATTCCTTAGGACAGATAGCTGGTTCGATCGCGTCTATTGGTATTTCCATTGCAACAAATTTATTGGGTGGGCTTAATCTTTATCTGGCGCAAAATAAGGACCTGATAAAACAGCGCATCATTAATATGTTTGATATCACCGGTGAGATCGCAACGATCGCCGGTAATTTCGCGCAGGCATTTGCACATAAGTTGTATGAGACCTTCACAGCTAGTGCAACAGCACTGCGAAGGTTAGAGTTTACATTGAATGGAGGAGAATTCTGATGGCACATAAAATAGACTATAAGAATGCGGTGTTTGATAAGCGCAAATGGGTCATAACTGAAAATGAGGACGGGACCTATACAATCGAGGATGCAACAGCGTATGAGCAGGAAGGCGATGTGATCGGAGCCGACTATTTCAATGAAATGGGAGCGGCAATGAATGAAGCGGAAAATGGGATAGCGCAAGCAGTTCCTAAGAGCTATGTAATCAGTTCTGCGGATGATTTAGCTGCGTTGACCGAGTCTGGGTTCCTGCCGGATGCCATGCTGGTTCAGCAATTAAATAAAAATATGGGTGGTTTATGCTTTGGAGTAGATGGAGATGGTAACTACGGTTACTATAGGGCTGATGGCAGCCTTGTCCCTTTTAAAATGGGAACGATGGTGTGTAAATCATCATCTGATAATACCGGATCAATTCCTGCTTTTACCATAAGAGCTAAAAAAGTTTACGTAGCGCTTTCTCAATATACTACATATGACATCGGTAAATACTCTTGTAATACAGCTGCAAATGTAACTATTCTGTTTAACAAGGAAGCAATGCAGACAGAAGTTGGATTTTTAAAGACTGTATTTTATCTATATGAAAGCAATGATGAAACAGACTTTACTATATCGGTATCCGCCGGGCATGTTTCGGGTGTAACGAATTCGCAAATGCTGGTGGCGTATGAATAACCAATAAATTTGTTGATGGTACTCTAATTTTCTTAAAACAGAAGTTGGTAAGATGGGTGTAAAATTGCGAACCTATTCCATCGTCAATGTAACTTGCAAACCAACCCACCTATCATCACCATTATCAGGGCAAGCAAGAAATAAAGTGTCTGTACAAGACGATGCATATATGTAACCGCCAGTTGAGGTATACCATGCTTTAGCACCATCCAAGGAATAACTAAAAGTAGAAACATCACCACCCGAAATTGTCACATATGCGGTTTTAAATCTGGACTTGGCAATAAACCATCTTCCAAGAAGTCCATTGCTTGTGTTTACAATATTGACACCAAAAGTTACCGTTTTATCAACGTCTTGTCCAGCGGAATAGCCCGAGTTATACCCTACACCATGACCAGCCCAATAACCGGAATTATATCTATCGTTGTAAATCGTTTCAATCGCTGTCACGATATTTGTAGGACTGTTGCTTGATGGTGTTTTTCCATAGGCTGTACACCCAGCAACTATAGTGTTACAGCCATCCTGAAAAGACGTTTCAACGTTTTCTATTTTTTTATTTAGTTCACAAACCCAGGAGCCTGTCAGGCTCTTATTTTTATCCCCGGAATCCGGGAGAAAGGAGAAACCGATGCAGAAATATATCGGCACAAAACTGATTGAGGCCAGTCCAATGAGACTTGGCGAGTACAACGTTTATCGGGGGTGGAAGATTCCTGATAATGAAAATCCAGAAAAAGAGGGATACCTGGTTAGATATCCGGATGGATATGAATCATGGTCTCCAAAGGATATCTTTGATCAGGCATATCTGGCAGTTGAAGACAACAAAGAGCTTCCTTCCGGTGTTTCCATCGGTCAGAAAATGGTAGATGAATTTATTTCCAGCATTGAGACATCTACGATGGGAGAAAAGACCACTGTAGTCCGCTGTGTGCTCCGGAATGGTTTTGAAATCTGGGAAACTTCAACCTGCGTGGATCCTCGAAATTATGATCAGAAAATCGGTGAACAGATCTGTATGGAGCGTATCGAAAATAAAATCTGGGAGCTGCTTGGCTTCCTCCTGCAGACTGCCTGGCATGGAATAAAATGACATGAGAGGAGATCAATAGAATGTCTGTAAAAACAGTGCAGGTCACAATAAATGGTGTGGTAACCACACTGACATTGAACAGTAGTACAGGTAAATACGAAGGTACGATCACGGCACCTTCAAAATCAAGTTATACGCGGGATGGACACTATTATCCTGTTACGGTATCTGCGACAGATGATGCTGGAAACGTGACAACAGTAGATGATACAGACACTTCTCTGGGGGAAAGTCTGAGACTGCAGGTAAAAGAAAAAGTTGCACCTGTTATTTCCATAACCGCACCGACGGCATCTCAGATGCTTACAAATAATAAGCCCACGATCCAGTTTGCTGTTACTGATGATGATTCCGGAGTCAATCCTGATACGATCAGTATCACTGTTGACGGAACCAAGATTACATCAGGGATCACAAAGACGGCTTCAGGTAGTGGTTACAGCTGCAGCTATACGCTCACCTCAGCGCTTTCTGATGGCAATCATACCATTAAGGTTGATGCATCTGACTATGATGGCAATGCAGCATCCCAGAAGAGTGTGACCTTTACGGTGGATACAACACCGCCGTCCTTGTCCGTGACATCTCCAACAGAAGGAAGTGTAACAAATACTGCTTCCTGTACCGTAAAAGGTACTACAAACGATGCGACTACCAGTCCTGTTACGGTAACGGTGAAACTTAACAATGGAGCAGCTTCGGAAGTTACTGTTGGATCAGATGGAAGCTTCAGCAAGGCGCTGACACTTGCTGCAGGAGTGAACACTATTACAGTTGTCGCAAAAGATGGAGCGGGAAAGACCACAACAATAACCAGAACCATAACACTGGATACTGGAGCTCCGGTGATTCATTCCGTAACGCTTACTCCCAATCCTGTTGATGCGGGAAAAACATATATTATTGCAGTGGAAGTGACAGACTAATGGTAAAACGGGTTGTCGGAACAGTAGATGGGACGGAGGTGATTCTGTCCCGGACGAGCGGGAACAGGTGGGAGGTGCCTGTCCCGCTGAATGAAGATGGTGAGTATGTGGTGGAGATCATGGCAGAGGATGATGCAGGTAATTGGACATACCTTGCAAAGATGCTGTTTGCTGTTAATCGGGCATTGTTGTGTACGCATGTACTCATGTTTCCGTTTTATGCCAAAATGCTGCAGGGAAGCTTCGAGGTAACCCTGTTCCCGGATACTTTCTTTGCAGAGATTGATGTCGTGGAAAACTACCACATATGCCTGTGTGAAGCTGATTACTGGGCGGAAATAATTGAACCAGAATGTGAGGAATAAAAATGCAGAAGAGATGTTTACATGCAGGAGAAAAACGGCACATCAGATTGTTGGTACATTCCACAAATGACGAAGCGTTTTATATCAGAAATGCAAGATGGGAATTGAAGAATTTCAGTGAAACAGAAGCAACGGGAGTGTGCGTCGTGGATGAACATCAGATTAGCTGTCTGATCGAACCCAAGAAAGCGCAAACAACATATAAGCTGCGTATCACATATGAAATCGCTGATGAAGTACTGGTCGAAGTTGTTGAGATTCAGGTAAGTTGAGGAGTGGTATATGAAACTGGCAATAACAAAAGTGACCATGACACCGAATCCAGTGGAGGCAAAGAAGACTTTGAAGATCGCTGTGGTGGTAAAGGAAATTACACCGGAGCCGGCAATGTTCCGCTTGCCGTTTGTGCTGGGTACTGAAAAAGGAGGTATTAAGTAGTGGCTTATATCAAACATGAAGGAAAGATTCATAAGGTGAGGGTTTCACCGCAGGGAAATGTCGTTACACTGGCATTTTTGTCTGGTGAACCCGTGATTATTACAGATGGATTCAATGTGCATCTGGATCCGGAGTGCAAGATGATGATCGGGAAATATCCGGATTACAAGACAATCTACAGAAACGATGAAGAAACGGCTTTATATAATGGTTACCAGCTGAGTAATGATGGCAGCATATATGTGCCGCCGGCACCGTATATTCCGAAAGTAACCTTCACAGTATCTTCCGGAGGAACCCTGGAGGGTGAACTTGTTCAGAATGCCACAAATTATTCTGAACTGGTTATTCCGGTGCCTGTAGCGGATGAGAATTATGAGTTTGCGGGTTGGCAGCCTGAAACTAAAGCAGAGGGAGATATCGAAACTGATCTGTATTTTACAGCTCTGTTTGTTTATGTTCCTACACTGGAAGAAATCCAGGAGGCGAAGGTTGCAGAGATGAATGCAGCACAGCAGGTTGTAATACAGTCTGGTGTTGATGTAACCTTGTCAGATGGAACAAGCGAACATTTTACTTTGACTGATCATGATCAGACATCTCTCATGGGTCTGCAGACACAGGTTGCTGCCGGCGCAGAAAATATTCCCTGGCATACGTCTGATCAGTCTGAACATTGCAAATATTACAGTAATACTGACATGGCTCTGATCACAACAGCAGCACTGGCCTGTGTGACCTGGCATGTTACCTATTTCCGTGATTTGAGAATATATTTGAGATCTCTGAAGAATAAGGATGATGTAAACGCTGTGGTGTATGGCATGGCGATTCCTGAAGAGTTCCAGAGTGAGCCGCTGAAAGATATGATTGCGGCTCAGAACATATGAAAGTATTAAGGCCGTTGGTGCTGTGGAGCATCGGCGGCCTGATTTATATCATCATCGAGATGCTGTTCCGGGGGCATACTCACTGGACCATGTATTTGGTCGGTGGCATATGTTTTCTGTTGATCGGCGCGATAAATGAGCTGCTTCCCTGGGAGATGCCGATATGGCAGCAGGCGATCATCGGTGCGGTGATTGTGACCATGGTGGAATTTGTATCCGGATGTATCATCAACCTTTGGCTTGACTGGAATGTCTGGGATTATTCCAGCTTGCCGCTGAATGTGCTGGGGCAGATCTGTATACCGTTTTGTGCGGCGTGGGTTCTGTTAGCGGTGGTGGGGATTGTACTGGATGATTATCTGAGATATTGGTGGTTTGGTGAGGAAAAGCCGCGGTATAAATTGAGGAGGTAGCGATCAGTGGATGAATTTATAACACGGCATGAACACGATGAATTCGCAAGACGGATTGATGATGAGCAGAAACGTCAGAACCGGCGAATTGATCTCATGGAAGAAAACTCTAAACAGATAGGATCCCTGGTGATATCTGTCGAGAGAATGGCCTGCAATATGGATGTGATGACCAAAGAGCAGAAGCGCCAGGGAGAAATACTGGATGAGCAGAAAGAACAGATTGAAAAGATCGAGCGGGAACCGGGGAATACCTGGAAGAAAATTAAAGACAAAGCAGTCGATACAGTAGTGGGTGTTATTGTAGGAGCACTCGCTACTGGTGCTGGATTGCTTATTGCAACTTATCTAAAGTAAAACAGGAGGAAATGAGTATGGAATTATTAAGTATGGTGCCTATGTGGCTCATCATGGTGGTCATTGCATTTTTTCTGATCACTACAGTAGCGATGTTTTATACATATCTGCGTGATAAAACACTGGAGGAGATGCGTGCTGATGTATATCAGCTGTTCTTGGTTGCGGAACACAAGTATAAAGAATCTGCACAGGGGCAGCAGAAGATGAAATGGGTGATTCAGCAGGCAAGGGGACTCTTGCCTGAGTGGCTGCGCGCGGTGATATCCGAAGAATTGCTGATGACGGTGATCCAGGAATGGTTTGATGGCATCAAAGATCTGCTGGATGATGGAAAAATGAATAAGACTGTGTAATTTAAGAGGGCGGCTTCGGTCGCCCTTTTTTGGTTATAAAGGGAGGAATTTACATGGTAGTAGGAATAAATGCGGGACATACAGTCTCAGGACCGGGTAGCGGGGCAGTAGGACTTTTCAAAGAATCAGAACATACAAGGTATATTACACTGGTTCTGACAGAAAAGCTGAAGGCAGCAGGTGTCAGAGTGGTGAACTGCACTATTGATCAGGCGGAGAGCCAGGAGGTGTATCTGGAACAGGTAGTAGCTTTGGCCAACAGACAGGATCTTGATTGGTTCATCAGTATCCATTTCAATGCCAGTCCAGATCATGCCGGGCGTGGTGTGGAAGTGTATACTTATGAAGGCAGACAGTATCAGGATGCGCTGGATGTATGTAACAATATCGCCAAGCTGGGATTTGCGAATCGTGGTGTGAAGTCCGGAACCGGACTGTATGTGATCAAGAAAACAAAGGCTAAAAGCATGTTGGTAGAGGTATGTTTCTGCGACAATTTGGCAGATACTGAACAATATGTAGCAGCTGGCCTTGGTAAAGTAGTAGACGCAATCTATAACGCATTATATCCTCATACAGTGACTGTGCTTACTGGCGCTGAGACTCCGATAATGGGAGAATCAGTTGTAACAGCGGAACAGCTTAGAGCGTACCTGCTGTCAAAAAATCCACAGGCAACTGCGTATGCACATCTTCCGGAAATTTATCTTGAGGAGGGCGAAGCAGAAGGGGTTCGAGGTGATGCGGCCTTCTGTCAGGCATGTAAGGAAACTGGATTCTATAAATTTGGCGGTGATGTGCATCCGAATCAGCACAATTATTGTGGTCTGGGTGCCACCGGTGGTGTACCGGGACTGAGTTTTCCTGACGATTGGACGGGGGTCCGTGCACAAATTCAGCACTTGAAAGGCTATGGATCCAAGGAACCGCTGATCAGGAAGTGCGTGGATCCTCGGTACGGGTATCTGAAACTGGGATGTGCTCCGACATTCGAAGAGTTGTCTGGTAAGTGGGCAGTACCGGGATATTCTGGGTATAAGTCTTTTGCCGCAGCATGGGATGCGCGGGATACTTATGGTCACCATATAACCAGGATGCTTCGTGAGGCAGAGCAGATGATTATACCGCCAGAAAAAGTGGCATACACGGTAAATCTGCTGGATGTCTGGGAGCGGAGGGAAAAAGCTGAAAGTATTCAGAAACAGCTGGAGATACTGGGAGTAAACAGCTGTGTTCAGGAATTGAAGCTTGTAGAATGATTAAAAGCCAGGACATTTCAGGGCGAGGGAGTGTACCTGGCTTTTTTGCGTCTAAATAAAAAAATAGGTAATGTCGAAACGTCTTTTCAGGATGGATGTAGTACCATCGCCGCTGCCATAACAAGTATGGGAGTTTCTACGTCCAGTACGGCGAGCCCTGATACGATGGCGGCAAATATAAAAAAATTAGCACCCAAAGTTGTGGCTTTTGACAAAACCTCATGGGTTACATCTTTAGAGGTTAGTGTAGGCACAGGTCTTAAATCAGCCTATGTAGCATTTACATATCTTTACCGTGCTAATGGTGGTGAAGACAACGCAAAAGACTGGATACAGTGTACATATAGCAGTTCTACTGGTAAAGCAACGATAAAAGTAGGTAATACAGCTGGTACTTTTGGAACTTATTTTATGGGAACTGGATATGTAATAGCGTGGTAAAAAGCGTTATTTTTAAGATATATATCCTTGAAAAAGATATAATCATTATGTATTTAGTGTTACCACACATTTTGTTGACGCGGTTGTTCCCGCCGAACCGGATTTGCCATGATCAAAAGCTAAAGTACTGAGACTATTGCAGTCGATTGTTATATTCCCTGTGGCTCCGTCAGTGGTGCCCATGCTTTTGCCATTCACTTTCGCTGCCGTAGCTATTCCGTAGGTACCACCTAAAATATCGACAGTATATGCGACTTCGGCAGTCTTATAGCCACTTACATCAATGCTGCTGACACGGTTTTCTGTGTAGCCTGTCATTATTAGGTCTAATGTAACAGTTTTCGCCCCTGAACTAAAAGGGAGTACTGAATCAGCACCGCTTGCATCTGTGAAATGCAATTTCCCATCTGACCCAACATAGGTCTTTACTTTACCCATATTTTTATTTAGATCAGCGCTGCTTGAGATGTGATACAATGATATCATCAACCATAAGGAGTGGCACATAAGATGGCACAACAGAATATATACGATGATGAAATATTTTTTGAAGGATATAAAAAGATTAGGGACAACAAAATAAATGCCAATAGTATATATTTGAGAAGGAGGAATTTGTTTGATGAAAAAGAGAATGACACAACCTCAGGATATGACATGTGGTACACCATGGAAACTAATTTTAATGTTTGCCGTTCCGCTT